TTTCACAGTGAAGACACGGGTTCAAGTCCCGTTGAGACTATTTGGAAACATAGCTTAGTTGGTAAAGCATTCGACTGATAATCGAAAGACCACTGGTTCAAGTCCAGTTGTTTCCACTTGGGAGAGCACCTTGGCGGTGAGCACGACGGTGTTAGAGGCGGTTCGATTCCGTTCTTTGGCAATGGTGGTTCGATTCCACCTTCTCCCTACTTGGAGGATTGGCAGAGTTAGGTTTAATGCAGGGGATTGCTAATCCCCCGATATACTTAAGTATATCCGTTGGTTCAAATCCAACATCCTCCGCTGTGTCGTTAGCCTAGTGGTTAAGGCAGTAGTTTGTGGAACTACCTAGATGGGTTCAATTCCCATACGACACCCCTTTCTGAGGTAGCCAAGTGGTAAGGCAGCGGGTTTTGGTTCCGCCATTCGTAGGTTCGATCCCTACTCTCAGAATTTGTCCTTTTAGCTCAGTGGAACAGAGCAGTAGGCTACGAACCTATGTGTCGGGAGTTCAAATCTCTCAAAGGACGCTTGACAAACCCTCAAAGGTTTGTTACTATATAAACTGATAGAGGGTAAGTCCCTGTTATATCCTTATGAGGTATATCACACTTACTCCATCTTGCCCTTGTATTCCAACGGTAGAGAAGGTGGACTTAGAATCCATACAGTGTAAGTTCGAATCTTACCAGGGGCACTTGACAATCAAACTTAAATAGTTTATGATTGTCTCATAAGCGGAGTTAGTTCAGCGGTAGAACGCTATCCTTCCAAGTTAGATGTCGTCGGTTCGATTCCGATACTCCGCTCTGAACCTTCGGGTTCTTATTCTCTTATAAATATGATTAACATATTAAGTTAATCACTATGAGAGACCAACAAAAACTAAAGAAAAATGTAGGAAACTGGAGAAAAAGAACTAAAGAACTGCTTGTTGAATATAAAGGAGGCAAGTGTGAATTTTGTGGTTATAATAGATGTTTTGAAGCACTTGAGTTTCACCACATAGACGAAACTACAAAAGAGTTCCAAATTTCTGGTTCTACAAAATCTTTGGAAAAACAAAAGAAAGAAGCAGATAAATGTTATATGTTATGTGCCAATTGTCATAGAGAACTCCACGCTGGATTTACAATCTATCACAAACCTTCTTTTGTAAATATTCCCCAATAGTTCAGTGGTAGAACTCAAAACTGTTAATTTTGCTGTCCCTCGTTCGAATCGAGGTTGGGGAGTTGAAAGGGTTGGAAATGTCCGATTCTTTCATATTGGTTCTGGGTGGAATTCCCAGCAGTTCCTTTAGGGACTGTCCTTTGTAGGTTCGATACCTACATCTTCCTTATGGGAGATAAGAACGGCTATTGGAAACCTCTTATTCACTGCCCTCTAATGCAGTGAAAGTTGCGGAAAGTGTCTTCCGCGAGTGGTGGGCACTCACTACTCATTTAAATGTAGGTGCCAAAACCTCTCCCCAGGTCGATGTTTAAACTGGTGCTTGGGTGAATGTCAAGAGTGAGAACATAGGTAAAGTTCTCAACACCTACCACATCCTCTGGTAGTCTATTGGTAAGGACAGGCAGACAATGCACTTGGAAACTAGGTTCGATTCCTAGACAGAGGACAACGGGAGCATAGCTCAGAGGTAGTAGCGTCTGCTTTACACGCAGAATGTCGGGGGTTCAAATCCCTCTGCTCCCACTTGCATAAATACCTAAAAAACTGGTATAATGGAAAAACTTTATAAAATACTTTCTGATACTCAGGCAAGTCTTTTTGTCCTTTTCCAAAAGACTTGGGTTTATCATTGGCATATTACTGGACCTGATTTTTATCAAGTCCATACACTATTTGGAGAGCAATACACTGCTCTGTTTGAGGAGATTGATAGAATTTCAGAGCACATTCGTTTTCTTGGTGCTAAACCTATTAGTTCTCTGACAAGAGTTGCTGAAGTATCAAGAGTAACTGAAGCAAAGAGTGGTCTTTCCGAAATGCAAATGATTCAAGATTTGCTGGATGATCATAAAAAGGTTGTAGAAATGTTTAGTGAAGCAGCAGAAGTTGCTGAAGAACTTAAGTCAAGGGGAACAACTAATCTTCTTGATGATTTAAATGAAGCACACGGTAAATTTATATGGTTCTTAAGATCATTTACAGAATGAGGACGAAAGAAAATGTTATCAATAAGATGCAAAGATTGTAATAGAGAATTAACAGGACACCCATCAAAAACAGTGACTTGTGGTTGTCCAAATATGGCAACAATTCGTGGGGATAAGATTTCAGCACTTGACTTATCCAGAATTGTTATGCTAAACTCTTTAAAAGAAAATCAAAAGAAAGGTGTGCTGACTTCTCAAGATATTGCTTGGCAAGAGGCACGTCGTCAACGTAAAGTGAGACGACTTGATTTTGAAGTCCGTTAAGGACTTAATATTGGAAAGGTGGCCGAGTGGTTTAAGGCGTTTGTCTTGAAAACAAAAGAGGTGAAATCCTCCGGAGGTTCGAATCCTCTCCTTTCCGTTAAGAAGCATTAAAAATTTAAGATTCTCTTCAACAGTGTTACGCATTGAACACAAAACGTTGACGATGAAAGTTCCAGAACTAGTATATAGTAGTACTATGTTTTAGAAAAATGGATCAACGTACCTATGAAAATTGGGTGAAGATCAAGGAAACTTTCGAAACTTCTGGTAATACCGACAATATGTTCTACAAAAGAGCAGTTGAAATAGTTAAAACTAGAGTTGATCCCCTTGCCAAATTTCTTGGAGATGAGAAATGATGGAACCTCAAGACGAATTTATTACACGTTCTGAAGTTCAGGAGATGATTGATGCAGCAATACGACGACACAACCGTAATGCTTCTATCATTAGTATGTGCGTCGGTTGGGTGGTTCTTGCTTTATTTGCTGAGGGACTACTGAGATTGATTGGCGTTATTCCACCTTTACTGCCATGGCTCAAAATCACTTTGAACTAATAGGTATAGTTTTTCTGTTAGTATTTGCTGCTACAATGTTCTATCAAGGAACTTGTATCTTAAGAGGACAACGTGGATATTCTCTTCGTGACTATATGAAGCAAGATAGTAGTGCTATGAGAAAAAGAATAGAGGAACTATTAAAGGACAAATGACAGAGGAAGACTTAGAAGAACTACTAAAAAGAGTTTTACAGCAAAAGATGAATGAACTTTTTGAAGAACCTTCTACATACGAGGATGAAGACGATGAATGACCGCATCTATACAGCACTCACAATCTTTGGTATAATAGGGTTGTTAATCATTTGGTCCCTAGACCACGCATATATAAAATGATTTTCCACATCGTAGAAGCACTCGCAGCGAATCCATTTTTTCTTTTTCTCTGCGGGTGCGGGTTGACAATCGTACCATTTGCTGGTATTATGTTTATACATAGAGACAAGTAACGGGGTGTAAGTCAGAGGTAGACGGCTTGCTTTGGGAGCAAGAAGACACTGGTTCGATCCCAGTCACCCCGACTCATAAAAATCACTTTATGAAAATGAACCAAGAAATCGAAAAACTTCCATCCTTTACAATTGAAGAATTTCAAGCAGATTTTGATAATCTTATGAATAGAGTAGAAAACGGAGAAACACTACTAATTAAAAGTCAACACGGAAATGCAGTAATGGTTCCTTATAAAGAAGTGGTTAGTATATGTAACGAAGCAAAAGTGGATTTTGAAGAGATAGTTAAAATCCACACAGACCACGAAGAAGGGTCTTGACGAAGGGTTCCAAATCTCCTATAATGATTTGGTCTTAAGGGGGTGTCGCATAAAGGTCAATGCGCTCTGCTTATAACGGAGTCATCCTGGTTCAAGTCCAGGCATCCCTACTTTGCTCGTTTACCCATCTGGTTGAAGGGACCGATCTCATAAATCGGCAGAGGTCAGTTCAATCCTGACAACGAGCACTGGACACTTACCAAAGCGTCCTACTTGACTTTCAAATATCAACGCTCTATAATAACAAGGTCAACAATCAAAACAATGACTCTCACAGCAAAATTCAAGAAAGATGTTCAAACCCTTCGTGGTGCAGCAAATGGTGAATTTTATCTTGATGTAAAGAATCCGAAACTCTACAAAAAGGTTCGCCGCTACTATGAAAACGAAGGTGTAGTATTCTCTGGTGATCCTCTGGATGATTATGAAATGCTTATGGAATACGTTGCCAGTGATCTTGAATCTGTTGAAGTTGCATGACAAAGGTTCTTTTGGAGCGAGAAGGATATCGCTTTATTGAAGCAGGTATTCTTGAAATCAACGGTAAACCTGATTATCGTTTACAGAAACAAAATTACTATACCAAACGCTGGAATGACATTTATCTTTTTGATAACCAAATGCAGTGCTTGACTGCTATGGAAGACCACCAGTATTGCCGTTGGTTAGATCCTGATAGAGTTTCTTGTTATGTAAGAGATAATGATTAAATAGTCTCGGTATGACTTAAAACTAGCCCTGGTCGGGAGCAAACCCCTAATGTCTAAAACAAGTATCTTACGATATCTTGGTAATCTTCTCCTTATGATTGGTTATCAAACTATGTTATGGGGAGATTTTAAATATGGTTTAACGTTAAAAGTTATTGGGGGATTACTCACAGTACCTTTTGCTATTAAACTTAAACTTTGGGATGTACTATTTTTATGTGCCTTCTTTGGTATCTCCGAAATATCAAAGTTATCCCAACTTTATTTTAGTCCTGGAATGACTTAAAACTTACACTGGTGGAGTCAAATATGACCCTATTTGGTTTCTTGCTTCCTTAAAGAGCAAGTGGTGCGGATGGGACTCTCTCCCGCCTGGTTTCCAATTTCCAGTCAAAGAATTGGTGGCGTGCATGAAAAGACCTTAAGAGAGGAGTTGCATAAACTCCTCTTTTTTTGTATAATATATACTAAGAGTAATTTATTGGTTTATGAGTGATTATAAGAAAACAGCACTCGTACTTGGTGCTGGTGGGTTTATTGGATCCCACATGGTAAAAAGACTGCGAGCAGAAGGTTATTGGGTTCGCGGTGTAGATCTTAAGCGTCCAGAGTTCTCTGAAACTGAAGCACATGAGTTTATTCAGGGAGACCTGAGAGATATTAACTTTGTTCGGCGTTGTATTCGTTTTACTGGTTATCTTGGAAATTTCTATAAGCAGATTGTAGACAAATTTGCAGAACCTTTTGATGAGATTTATCAGTTTGCTGCTGATATGGGCGGCGCTGGATTTGTTTTTACTGGAGAGAATGATGCTGATATTATGCATAATTCAGCAACGATTAATCTGAATGTTCTTGAGGAACAGCATCAATTTAATGAACTTAAAGGTGTAAACAAAACTAAGATTTTCTATTCTGGATCGGCATGTATGTATCCAGAGCACAATCAACTTGATCCAGATAATCCCGACTGCCGTGAAGAATCAGCATATCCAGCAAATCCAGATTCAGAGTATGGATGGGAAAAACTCTTCTCTGAACGTCTATACTTTGCTTATCATCGTAATTATGGGATCCCTGTTCGGGTTGCTCGCTATCATAATATCTTTGGACCAGAAGGAACATGGGAAGGGGGTAGAGAGAAGGCACCAGCAGCAATCTGTCGTAAAGTTGCCTACCTCCCAGAGGAAGGAGGAACAATTGATGTATGGGGTGACGGGTTTCAAACTAGATCCTTTCTCTACATCTCTGAGTGTATTGAAGCTACTAGAAGAATGATGGAATCTGATTTCATTGGACCTGTGAATATTGGTTCAGAAGAAATGGTAACTATCAATCAACTCGTTGATACTGCCGCTAAAGTTTCTGGTAAGACCGTAGAGAAAAATCATATTGATGGTCCTCTTGGCGTTCGTGGTCGCAATTCTAACAATGATTTGATTCGTGAAAAACTTGGTTGGGATTACTCTCAAACTCTTGAAGAAGGAATTCGTAAAACTTATAACTGGATTTGTCAACAAATTAATAGTAGAGGTTGATTATGGATTTAAGTATTGTTCTTGGTGGTAGAGATGATAATTATGGAGAAAATTTTATAGAGAGATTAAAACAAGCATTAGAAAATAATTTATCTAAACTAGATCAATATGGTTTGGATTATGAAATGATAGTAGTAGATTTTAATCCATTAAATGAACAATTTTTGCATAAGAATGATCTTTTAAAGGAAGTATTATCTCACCCTAAAGTTAAAAATATTATTGTTGATAATTCAGTAATTATTTCTGAGAATCTTGGACCCAAAACTTATTATGAATATTTTGCAAAAAATGTGGGGTGTAAAAATTCTTCAGGAAAATTTATATTTGTTACAAATTCTGACATATTAATGACGGATTGTTTAATTGAAGAAATTCAAAAAGAATTGGAAAATAAAGACCTTAATGACTATTTTTATAGAACTCGATATAGAGGAGAGATATTTTTAGGAACGGTTCCTGACGAAGAAAATACACCAGTAGAAGATCTACATCATCCCGAATTTCCTGATGCTTGTGTTTGTGGACTGTATTCAGGTGATGCTTCAATGTTTTCTCGTGAAGTTTTTTTTAATGTAGCTACTGGATATAATGAGGGTGAACAAAGACATAGAACTAATGTTCACCAATCTTCTATGGACGGCGAAATTCTTTGGAATGTTTACAATAAAGGAAAAAAGTTAAAATTTTTGGAAGCGCACTACTATCATATTTTTCATGGTCCTAGACCAATGAGGGATAATTTTTATCACCAAGGAACTTACGAAAATAAAGATGATTGGGGTTTTGTAAAATATAATAAAAAAAATATTAATAGTAATACTGAAATAATATTCAAATGAAAAAATTTATTGTAACTACAACAATCAATAAACCAACAGAAGCTACAAGAAAATTTGCAGAGAAAAAAGATTGGACACTTGTAGTTGTTGGAGATACTAAAACTCCTCATTCTGAGTATGAAGATCTGAATTGTATTTATTTGACACCAGACATTCAAGAAAATATTAGTAAGGAATTATCCGATATAATAGGATGGAAAAGCATTCAAAGGAGAAACCTTGGATTTTTGTTTGCATATCAGCAAGGAGCAGATATTGTTGCTACAGTAGATGATGATAATATTCCTTACGATGATTGGGGAAAAGATGTTTTAGTTGGACAAGAAATAGAATGTGATTTATATGAACCAGAGGAAAATGTATTTGATCCTCTTTCTGTTACTAATACTCCTAATATTTGGCATAGAGGATATCCAATTGAACTCTTACAAAAACGCCATCGTGTCGAATATAAGGGAAAAGTAAAAAGAAAAGTATTAGTTCAAGCAGATCTTTGGGATGGAGATCCTGATATAGATGCTATGGCTAGACTTACAATGAAACCAATTGTTAAGTATAATATTGAAAAACCTTTTTGCTCAAATAAGATTTCTCCTTTTAATAGTCAAAATACGTTTTTATCCCGTGAAGTGATTCCTTTTTATTCTGTTCTTCCTCATATTGGAAGAATGGATGATATTTGGGGAGCATATATAATGCAAAATTATTTCCCAAATTCTGTAATTTACAATAAAGCATCAGTATATCAGGATAGAAATGTGCAAGATTTAATCACAAATTTGGAAAAAGAAGTTATTGGATATAGAAATACTTTAAGTTTAATAGAAAATTTGAGTAATTACAATTCATATCTTCCTGAAAAAACTCAAGAGTTTTTTAAAATTTATCAATCTTGTTTTGGAATCAAATGAAAAATAAATTTAATCTAGTGGGTAATACATTTACTCATTTGACAGATGGAAACAAAGGATACTCAGTTCACGGAAAAGAATCTAAATATATTGAGTGGGTAAAAGATGGTAGTGGGGAGGCAACTTTTTATATTGATTCAACCCTTACACAAGCACATATTGATAATGTGCAAGGCCCAAAATATGGATGGTTACTAGAATCAAAGTATATTACTCCTCAGATTGTTGATAGTGTAAGAATGTTTCCAGAAAAATATCTGGATACATTTGATATTATTTTTACTCATAATCAAGATCTTTTGAAAATAGATTCCAAATTTAAATGGGTTCCTGCCCAAGGATTCTGGATTAAAGAACCTAAAGTTTATGATAAATCAAAAATTATTTCTATGATTGCATCTAATAAAAGAATGTGCGAAGGTCATCGTCTTCGTCTTGAGTGGGTGGAAAGATTATGGGGACAGGTCGATTTGTTTGGACGAGGGTTTAATGAAGTTGCTCTGAAAGAAGAAGGTCTTTGTGATTATATGTTCTCTGTAGCAATTGAGAACGGACAATATGAAACGTATTTCACAGAAAAACTTCTTGATTGCTTTGCTACAGGAACTATTCCCGTTTATCTTGGTGCTCCTGATATTGGAAAATATTTTAATAAAGATGGTATCATTGATCTTACAGAAGAATTTGATGTATCTGATGAGATATACTATAATAAAATGGATGCAATTAAAGATAATTTAGAACGTGCTAAAAAAATGGAAGTTTTGGAAGATTTTATTTGGGAGAATTATTTCTAATGACAACATTAGTTTATATTGGGGCAAATCAAGGAAACTCTTTATGGGGAATATTTGACAAATATGATAAAGTATATGCATTTGAACCCGATCCGGAAATTTTTGAAATTTTAAAAAAAAGATATAGACAATTTGAGTGGGTTACATTAGTTAATGCGGCGTGTTCTATCCAGGACGGAGAATGTGATTTATATATAACTCCAAATAGAGTATCCACCAGCATTTCTAATGTAAATGTGGAGAAATATGGTGGAGATTCTGCTATTAAAACTATAAAAGTTAAATCAATAAATTTATGTAAATATTTAAAATCTGAAGGAGTTGAAACCATAGACTATTATTATTCTGATTGTCAGGGAAGTGATTTTAATATTCTTTCTTCAATGAAAGAATATATTGATTCTAAATCTATTAGAGAATTGTATATCGAAACCCATAATGATGGAGTTTTTCTTTATAAAGGACTTGATAATCAGTTTTTAAATTTTAAACAAATTCTTTCTCAAAATTATGAGTTTGTATATGCATCTTTAGGTAGTCAAAATAATAGAATTGTAAATGAAAAAGAGATTCCAAAAGAAGAAATTGAATGGGATAGTTATTGGAGATTAAAATGAGTTTTAATATTGATTATCTTCTTGATAAAAATATCAAAAAAGTTTTGCACGTTGGCGCTGATAGGGGTGGAGAACTTCCTCAATACGAAAGAATGGGGGTTGAAAGTGTAGTATGGGTTGAAGCAAATCCAGAAGTTTATCAAGAACTTTTGGAAAATCTTAATTTAATGAATATAATCTCTATTGAGAGTTTACCTTTTAATCAACTGATAACAGATCAAGATGATCTAGAAACTGATTTTAATCTTTATTATGGATGGGATGCTGGGCATTTAGTTGGAAACAAAGGAATGTCTTCTATTTTGAAAGCTAAAAATTCTTGGTGGGGTTCTGAGTGTTATCGTGGAACTATTAAATTAAACTCCCTTACATTAGACACTTTTCTTAAAAGAAATAATTTGGGTTATGATTTTGACCTGTTGAATATGGATACTCAGGGTGCAGAGTTGATGATATCTAAAGGAGCAACTCAAGTTCTTGAAAATGTGAAGTATATCAATTCCGAAGTTACTTTTTATAATGCTTCTTATGAAAGAAACCCCTTATTCGATGAAATAAATGAATATTTTCAGAAATTTGGGTTTAAACACATTCAAACTGATTTGAGTGATGATAAAAATTGGGGAGATGCTCTTTTTGCTAAGGAATAATATATGAAAAAAACTTGTTTGATAAGACAACCGGCGGGACTTGGGGATATTTTTTATTGCCTTAAGATTGGAAAAGAACTTGTAGAATCTGGATATAATGTAATTTGGCCACTATCTCCTTCAATTTTATATTTAAAAGATTATCTTGAAGATATTGATGGAATAAATTTTGTTGATGAAAGTGGAGATTTTTTATATAAACAATTTTATTCTTCTACCGAAATGCTTTTGAGCGAAGATAAATCATTTATTTATATCCCACTGCAATTTTCTGATAGAATTGCTGAAGATAATGATTATTTTGCTAATAATACAATGGTAAAAATGGGAGTAAAGTACCGTTGGTTAAATATGGACTCAAGTAATTGGTCAACATATTTTAAAATAAATAGAAATTCAGAAAGGGAAGAAGAATTATTTTTAAAATTAAATCCAGATAATGAGAGATATATACTAACCAATATAAATTTTGGAACTCCTCCCCATACCGATAAATGTAAATTTTCTTTGAATAATCAAAATGATATAAAGATTATAGAGATGAAAATATACCCAGAATATAATTTATTTGATTGGTGTAAAATTATAGAAAATGCTGAAGAAGTTCATACTGTTGAAACATCATTGATACTTTTAATGGAAATTTTAGATATCAAAGGAAAACTTTTTATGTACTCTAGACATGTTCCTCCATCTTTCCATCCAATGGAAAATTGGATTTCTAATGAATGGAATTTTTCTTATGCTTGAAAATTATTCAAGAACTTCAGATGGAGTTGTTTATCAAATAGATAAAACACGTATAGATTATACTAAAGAATATGTAAATACCAGATACGTCAAATATGGAGAACTTCCTACGTATATGGGATATTTGCGTTTAGGTAATATAGTTGGATCTATTGGTAAAGTTCCAAATAGTATCTTGGATGTTGGTTATGGTGATGGATCTTTTCTAAAGGTATGTAAAAATATTATACCAAAATGTTATGGGTATGACATTTCAACATATCCGATTCCGGATGGATGTGAAATATCTAATAGTATAACTGAAAATTTTTATGAAGTAATTACTTTTTTTGATTCTCTAGAGCATTTTGAGGACATTAATTTTGTTAAAAAGTTGAATTGTGATTTTGTTTGCATTTCAGTTCCATGCTGCCATTATAAAAGCGATGAATGGTTTAAAAATTGGAAACATAGACGACCTAATGAACATCTTTGGCATTTTAATCAAAATTCTTTAAATAATTTTATGACGAATATGGGATATTTAATAGTATCTTCAAATAACATTGAAGATACTATTAGAAAAAATAATGAAAATGAATTAAACATTTTAACTTGTGTTTTTAAAAAAGTATGAAAGCATCAGTATTAGTAGAAATTGATCAACCACTTGCAATTAAAGACGTAGAACTTACCGATCTTCAAGTTGGGCAAGTTCTTGTTAAAGTTCTTGTAAGTGGATTATGTGGAGCACAACTTCATGAAATTAGAGGACATAAAGGAAATTCAAAATTTTTACCTCATCTGATGGGCCATGAAGGTTGTGGAATTGTTCAAGAGATTGGATCTGGCGTTACAACAGTAAAGGTCGGTGATAAGGTTGTAATGCATTGGAGACCTGGAACTGGTATTGAAGCACCATTTCCTTCCTATGTAATGGATGGAAAAACTATGAGTAGTGGAAAGGTTACCACTCTTAGTGAGTATTCAATTGTATCTGAGAATAGATTGACTACAGTTCCTCAAGATACTCCTCCAGAACTTTGTGCTATTCTTGGATGTGCCCTTACAACAGCAATGGGTATTATTGACAATGAAGTTGATTTAAAGTTTGGAGAAAGTGTTGCTGTAATTGGAACTGGTGGAGTTGGATTAAATTTGATTCAAGCGGCATCAATGAAAAGTGCTTGCCCTATTATTGCAGTAGATAATAATACATCCAAAAAAGAACTATGTTTGGAAATGGGTGCTCAAGAGTTTTATACTTCTATTGGTGAAATTTCTGGCAAAGTTGATATTGTGATTGATACTACTGGAATTCCTGAGGTTATTAGTAAGGGTATTTCTATTCTTTCCAATACTGGAAGAATGGTACTTGTTGGACAACCTGCTCCCGGAAAGTTTGTTGAAGTTATGAACGCCGTAAATCTTTTTAATGGAGTCGGACAAAGTATTAAGGCAACTCAAGGAGGAAAAACAAATCCTCAAGAGGATATTCCTAGATATGTAAAACTCTATCAAAGAGGACTATTGGATGTTAGTAAACTTATTACTCATACATTTACATTGGATGAAGTAAATGATGCTTTTGATTTGCTAAAAACTGGAAATGCTGGTAGAATCATGATTAAAATTGGAGATGATTTATGAGAAGGAAATGGACTAAAGAAGAACTGATTGCTTTTGAAGATCACATTGGAGATCTATATCTTGATAATCAACTTCCATTTCTTTTCCATTTGTCGGGGGGCAATGAAGATCAACTGATTGATATCTTTGAAAATATTAATGAAGGTGATTATGTAATTTCTAACCATAGAAATCATTATCATGCTCTTCTTCATGGTATTCCTCCTGAAGAACTGGAGGAAAAAATTAAAGATGGTAGAAGTATGTTTGTTTATGATCGCAAACGAAACTTCTTCCTTTCTGCTATTATTGGTGGTACTCCTGCTATTGCTGCTGGAGTTGCCTGGGCTTTGAAGCGTAAAGGATCATCACAAAAAGTTTGGTGCTTTGTTGGTGATGGCACCGAAGATAATGGACACCTTGCAGAAGCAATTCGTTATGTTGATGGGTGGGATCTTCCTTGTACTTTTGTGATTGAAAGTAACGATAGGTCTTGTGAAGCAACAAATGAAGATCGTTGGGGTAAAACTGCTCATCCTGATTGGAATTCTCCGTCAGTAATTCGTTATCAATATTCTTGTACTTATCCACACTGCCGTAAACCTGGAATGATTGATCTTTCCAAAGCAGTGAAGAAAACTGATAATGAATATTTTCCTCCTTTGGAAGAGTTTGTATATCCGAATGATATTGAATCTGATATTTCTTATAAGGATGCTATCAATCAAGCAATGACAGAACTTGGTGAGGAAGGTGCGATCTTTATTGGATATAATGTTGCTTATGGTGATGCAATGGGAACTCTTAAAGGTGTTCCTAAGGAGCAGAAACTTGAAACTCCTGTAGCAGAAAATTTGATGGCAGGTCTGGCAATTGGTATGTCATTTGAAGGATTTATTCCTGTGGTTTATTATGAGCGTCATGATTTTATGACAGTTGCTGCTGATGCAATTATCAATCATCTTGATAAGATTGAAAGAATCTCTCATGGAGAATATAAAGTTCCTGTTATTATTCGTGCAGTAACTGCTGATGCTGGTCCTTTTTATTCTGGTATTACTCACTCTCAAGATTTTACTAATATGTTTAGAGCAGCAGTTAGTTTCCCTGTGATTGATCCTGTAACAGGTGCTGATGTTCTGAATGCTGTTAGTGGTGCTAGAGCAAGTGGAAGACCGATGATGTTAATTGAAAGAAAGTCGAGGTATTAATGAAAACATATATTTCTGTTGGTATAGGTGATATGGTTTTTTTGGATTCCATTCTCACCTTAGAAGAAAAATCTTCCATTACTGAAATTTATTGGGCTTGCAGATTTGGAAAAACACTTATTCCTCTGATGGAAAATAATTCAGAATATCCAAATTTGATTTCTCAATATACTATTGATGATGAAGTTGGCAAGCAAGCAATGGCAAATCTTGATTCAGTTGCTATACCTTTTTGGCATTTTAGACCAGATTTTCCTAAAAATTTTGAAGTTGGATTGCAGTTATTTGATATAAAAAAATATTGGGACAATTGTGAATTGCAAACTATTGATGTCATTTCAATGTTTATGGACACAAATAGACCATTTGTTGGATCTTCATTTATAAAAAATGCAAGTCCAGTAGAAGAAAAAAATTATATGATTTTTCATTATCCAACTTCTACTAGACCTAGATCAGATATTGCAACAATATCTTCTGATGATTGGAACTTCGTAGAAAATCTATCAAAAGAAAAAAATATGAAAGTAATTGTAATTTCTGATTCTAATATAGAAGTTCCTTTGTCTAACTTTGATCTTTTAATTAATCCCAATATAAAGTATATTGTTGATTTAGTTGCTTCTTGTAATTATTATGCTGGATGTGATTCTTTCTGTGCTCATTTGGCATCTAAAGTTCTTCCTAAAGAAAATCTTTTTATTAAGTCGCACAATCCAAATATAAAAGAACATATTTCAACTACAACTTTTTACAGGCATTTTTGTCCACATCCTAAAGAAGATGTCGTTCAATTTTATAAATCATATATTGGTTATCCATGAAAAAAGGAATTTTAGTTATTGGTGAAAGTTGTAGAGATATTTTTGTCTATTGCGATTCCAATAGATTATGTCCAGAAGCACCTGTTCCTGTATTAAACATTGTTGACCAGAGAGAAAATCCTGGAATGGCTGGAAATGTTCGTAGAAACATTGAAAGTATATATGGTAAGGTTGATATTTACACCAACAAAGATTGGTATGAAATTACTAAAACTCGATACGTTCACCAAGAAACTAATCATATGTTTTTTCGTGTAGATACTACTAGAGAAATAAAAAGAACAAAGGTGAGGGAAATAGATTTTAATTATGAAGTTATTATAATTTCTGATTATAATAAAGGATTTTTAACTGAAGATGACATTGAATATATTTGTTCTAATCACAATAATGTTTTTATTGATACTAAAAAAATTCTTGGTAAGTGGGTAAATAGAGCAAGATTTATTAAAATTAATGATTACGAATACCGTAATTCTAAAAATTTTATAACAGAGGAGATATCATCTAAAATAATTCACACAATGGGTGGAATGGGGTGTGAATATCAAGGTAAAAGATATCCCACTAAAAAAGTTGAGGTTAAAGATTTATCTGGAGCTGGGGATACTTTTATGGCATCTTTGGTAGTTAAATTTGTTGAAACTAACGATATAATCCAAAGTATTAAATATGCAAATGTATGTGCATCTAAAGTTGTTACTCAAAGGGGAGTGAGTATAATTTAAATTTTTTAGATTATTCATTGCAAATGTGCTATAATGTGATAGCAAATAAAGTTTTAACACATAAAAAATGTTTTTAACCAAAGAAAAATTAATTGAGTATAATTTAGATAATAAAATTTTTGTAGAAACCGGATCTCTTGTAGGAGATGGTATTCAAAATGCTATGGATTCTGGATACGAATCTATTATTTCTATAGAGTGTAATCCTTTTTATTTTAAACATTGTGTTGAAAGATTTAAGGATAACAATAATGTTAAAGTTATTTTGGGGGATTCTTCCAAAGATTTATTTGACGCAATTAAAGATATAAACGAACCAATAACTTTTTGGTTGGATGCACATTATATGTGGAATGATCCAAATCAAGACATCAATAAACATCCGGGAAGTGGAAAAATTCCTTTAATTGATGAGTTAAATCAAATTAAAAAACATCATTTAAAAAATCATATTATTATGATTGATGATTTAGATCCACTATCTTGCTTAATTTCTCCTCCAAATGGAGATCCTCCCACGGGATCAGTAGAAACTCAACTTAAAAATCTTAAAAAAGTAATTAAAGATATTAATGAAAAATATATTTTTGATATCATAACAATTCCTAATTCTGGTTCTTGCCTTATTTGTAGAGTTGAGTATTAAAAAAATGATTATTCTTACTGGTTCTAAAGGATTTATTGGAAAAAACTTTAAATCTAAACTTTTCAATGTTATTGAACTTGATAAAAAAAATTGTTGGGATTTTCTGCGAGATTTTAAAGATTGGAAAAGTGTTGAATTGATTGTTCATCAAGGAGCTATCTCATCTACTATTGAAACGGATATAAATAAAATCCATCATTGGAATGTTGATTATACCTTGCTTCTTTTTGAGATCGCAATTAAACATCAGATTCCAGTTAAATATGCGTCTTCAGCATCTGTTTATGGAAATCAGCAAGGAATCTTTAATCCTCTGAATTACTATGCAATTTCAAAACTCCAAATTGATTATTGGGTAAAAGATAATATTCATAACTTTAAATATATTCAGGGTTTTAGGTATTTTAATGTGTATGGTGAGGGGGAGGAAGATAAGGGAGATCAAGCAAGTCCCATAAGTAAATTTAGAAAACAAATTAAAGAAACTGGAAAGTTAAAACTGTTTGATGGTTCCGATAAGTTTTTAAGAGATTTTATTTGTGTAAATGATGTTGTTGATATTGTTCTTAATAATGACAACCCATCAGGAATTTACGATTTAGGAACTAGTAATCCTGTAAGTTTTCAACATGTTGCTGAATGTGTTGCTAAGAAATATGATGGAAAAATAGAATATGTTCCCTTCCCACAACATCTGATTGGTAAGTATCAAGATTACACTTGCGCTAAAAAAGAGTGGGGAGATTATAATTTTACTACTGTAGAAGAATATTTAAAATGACTACTGTTTGGGTTAATGGGTGTTTTGATATTTTACATCCAGGACATATTGAACTTTTTAAAGTTGCTAAATCACTTGGAGATCGTTTGATTGTTGGTATTGATGAAGATCATAAGGTTCAAAATGACAAGGGATTTGATAGACCAATAAATTCTTTATCATTTAGAAAAACTATGCTAGAATCAATAAAATATATTGATCTAGTTTTACCTTTTGGCAATAGAATTGAGTTAGAACAATTAATTGAACTTTATAGTCCTGATGTTCTTTTAGTTGGCAGTGACTGGAGAAGTGGTGATGTGGTTGGAAGTAAATATGCCAAAGAAGTAAAATTTTTTAATCGCGTTGGAAACTATTCTACAACAAGATTAATAGATAAAATTACCAATAAATACAACAACTCTGGAAAGATTTCGTGAAAGTTATTATTCCTATGTCTGGTATGAGTAGTAGATTTTCTGCTGCTGGATATACTATTCCAAAATACCTAATAGAAGTGGATGGTAAATTAGTTATAGAACATATTGTAAATCTTTATCCAAAAGATTCTGAATTTGTTTTCATTATAAATCAAAAACACAATGATGAAACTAACATTTTTAATATTTTAACTGATCTTGTAGAAAATAAAGAGATAGTAACTATACCGTGCCATAAGAAGGGTCCAGTATTTTCAGTTTCTAAATTTGAAGATTTGATTCAAGATGATGAAGAAGTAATAATAAATTACTGTGATTTTTCAATATATTGGAATTATGAAAATTTTAAAAAATTTGTAGATAATACTCAGTGTGATGGATGTGTAATTTGCTATACTGGATTCCATCCTCATATGTTGGGTAGTGATAATTATGCTTTCTGTAAGGTAGATGGTGCTAATAAAATATTAGAAATTAAAGAAAAGGAACCATTTACTGACGATAAAATGTCAGAATTTGCCTCTGCTGGAAATTATTATTTTAGAAAAGGTAGTTATATAAAAAAATATTTCAAGCAGTTGATGGATGAAGATATTAATATCAACGGAGAATATTATGTAAGCCTTGTTTATAATCTTTTGATTCGTGATAAGTTAAAAAATCTTGTTTATGAAATTCCTCATATGCTTCAGTGGGGAACTCCATTTGATCTCAATATCTACAATAGTTGGTCTAATTACTATCGTAAAGCATTGGAGGGGCAAAAAAAATCTGAATTAAAAAACTGCATTCTTGTTCTTCCAATGGCAGGAGAAGGTAGTAGATTCTCAAAGGAAGGATATACCACTCCCAAACCATTTATACCAGTGAATGGTAAGTTTATGGTGGATCAAGCGGTACGGTGTCTTCCAAGAACTGATGGTGTCATCTACGGGTGCTTATGGGGACATCAAGTACCAGGAAAGAATGTTATTTGGATTGACAAAGTTCTTGAAGGGCAGGCTTGTACAACAGAAAAACTTGTAAATGCTATTGATTCAGATTCTTCCATATTAGTTTCTGCTTGTGATAATGGAGTTTTTTATGATGCCGATAAGTTTTTACAATTAGTTGAAGATGAAACTAATGATATTATTGTGTGGACTTATAGGAATAACTATACAAGTCATTTACAACCAGAGGCATATTCTTGGGTTAATTGTGACGATAATGGTGATGTTACTAGTGTTGATGTTAAAAAATTTAATGGAGTGGATCCTGTAAAGGAGTATGCTATTACGGGAACAATGTTTTTCAGGACGAAAGAAATTTTTAATCGTTCTCTCAAATCACTTTATAATAATAACAATAAAACAAATGGTGAGTTCTATGTTGATAGTATGATCAATGAAGCAATTGATTTGGGATATAAAGTAAAGAATTTTGAGATTGATAACTATATTTGTTGGGGAACTCCCAATGATTTAAAAACTTACGAGTATTGGCAAAGATTTTTTAATAAAGTTGATTGGCATCCATATGAATATTCAAAAGACTATTTTACCAATTGATTATTGGAATTCTGGAAGAACGAGATTAATTGAATCAAAAGATGAAAATGGCAGAGACATTGAAGTAGCATACTTTTTTTCTTGTCAATTTACTGGACTATCAAAGCATTATCCTTTGCCTTTGATTTTTTCTCATCAAACTCAAAAACTGACTCTACCCACGAAAGAAATGTTTATGTCTTTGGGTAGAGGAACGGTTTATGAGGATAAGATGGAATACGAAGTAGATCTTCCTCTTGAGATTGAGAACTTCTGCTCAGTTCCAGTATTTTATTTTGTTTATAATATGGCAAACTATTATCATTTCATTTATGATACATTGCCATATTTGTATTCTTATTTCAATGAGAAGGAGATTCATCCAGACCTCAAACTTCTGGTAAGTCCCCCTGAAGGTAAAGATGACCTCTATCCTTTTGTCTGGGAATGTCTGGAACTTCTTGGTATTCGGAGAAAAGATGTTGTGTTTCTCAATCCTAAGACCATTTATAATACTGTTGTAGTTGGTTCCTCCTTGACCCATAACGGTCTTTCTAACACTCCTCCACACAAAGGTGTATTTGATATTATCAACCGTATGAAGGGCGATTATCAGGGTCCAGAAAAGATTTATATCTCCCGTCGTACCTGGTTGCATAATAATCTGGATAATATTGGAACCAACTATACAGAGCGTCGCCGTTGCGTCAATGAAGATGAGATGGTAGAACTTTTTAAATCTTATGGATATGAAGAAGTATTTTGTGAGAATATGACAATGAAAGAGAAGATTGGTCTTTTTAACTCCGCAAAGTATGTTGCTGGACCCATTGGTGGTGGAATGTGTAATGTTATTTTCTCTCCACCAGAAACTAAAGTGATTTCTATCAATAGCCCTCTGTTCTTTGATATTAATACTCGTTTTGAGTATTCTATGATGCATAGTCAACTTCATCATTTCAACGACACAGAGTTTGTTGAACAGATTGAAGAAAGTGTTGAGAGTGATGGAGCACTTTCTATTTCTGGTGGTTTGAATTCACCTTGGAGGGTAGATCTAAATAAACTAAAAACCTTTTTAGACAATGCCTGAAATACTAGAATTAGCAAGAGAAATTAGCGATTACACTATTTGCGGCGAAGGAAATGTGTCCGTAAGAGTTGATGAAAATACCTTTTTAATTAAAGCAAGCGGAACGAGCCTTCATACTTTATCTGAAGAAGATTTGACATTGTGTAATACCAATGGTCTTCAGATAGATTCTTCCCATAAAAAACCAAGCATTGAAACCTCATTTCACGCTTGGATTATGAAGACATTTCCTCACATCAACTTCATTGCTCATACTCACCCACCACATACCACAAAGATACTCTGCTCAGAAGCAATCTACGACTTCGCAGAGCATCGCTGGTTTCCAGATCAGATTGTCAGAAACGGTATAAAGTCGTGTGTGGTTCCTTATGCACCTCCGGGAGAGGCAATCTTAAAGTTAGTTGAGAAGTATGTTACTAAGTTTGTAGATCACGAAGGGTATTTCCCTAAGTTGATTTTATTGCAGAATCACGGTATAATATCAGCATCTGCATCTAAAAAAGATTGTGCTGCTTCAACTCTAATGTGTGAAAAATCTGCTGATATTTTTATTGGAGCAAAAGTTCTTGGTGGCGTCAAGTTTCTATCAAAACAAGAAGTTGCCGATGTTGATACTTGTCCAAATGAAAACTACAGGAGAAATATGTATCAATGAAAATCATTTATGTTGATATTGATGAAACCATTTGTCATCGGGAAACTTCTGTTGATTTTGGAACGACTCACGATTATACAAAAGCAAAACCAATTCAAGAGAATATAGAAAAGATCAATAAACTTTACGATGAAGGTCATACAATTGTTTATTGGACCGCTCGCGGAAGTCGTAAGCAAATTGATTGGAGAGAACTAACTGAAAAGCAACTCAATGAGTGGGGTGCTAAATATCACGAACTGAGAGTGGATAAACCTTTTTATGATCTGTTTATTGAAGATAAGTCATTGAGGATTGAAGAACTGTGATCATTATTTCTCATAGAGGAAACATTAGAGGTGCTATTCTTGATAAAGAAAATCGCCCAAGTTATATTGATTGTGCAATCGGAAATGGATTTCATGTAGAGATTGATGTTCGCTCAATTAATGGAGAACTTTGGTTGGGGCACGATGAACCTCAGTACAGGATTGATCATAATTGGTTAGATAAACGTAGGAATTATCTTTGGATTCATTGTAAGAATCTTGAAGCAGCAAGAGAATGTTGGACATATCATTCTTTCTGCCATACTTCCGATCCTTTTACTTATACCTCAACTGGGCATATCTGGTTGCATGATTTAACTCAAAAAATTGATAATAATTGTATTATACCCTTAATAAGTATGGAGGAATCTCAGAAATCAATTACAGGAACTCCATTCGCCATTTGCACAGATTTTCCATACCATTTTAAAATATCAAAATGACACGTATTGCTCTTTGCTATTCCGGTAGACCAAGAAATTTTTCTGAGTGTTTTGAAAATCATCAGAAGTTTTTTGGTCTTGGTAATGATAATGTTGACGTTTTTGCTCACTTATGGTTTGATGAAGATCTTGTTGGAAAACCATTTAGGTTAGATGCTCCGCAACAAGGTTGTTGGCCTGGAAAAAACTTAATGAGATGGATTGATATTAATTGGAAACCAAAAAAAATTGTCTATGAAAAACAAAAAGACCATGTTTTTAGGGAAATGTATTCAGATGTTTGGAATATCTCTCATGAAAAATTAAATCCAACGCCTAGAATGCATCCAAAAGACCATCAACTTTCTATGTTTTATGGCATCAAGAAAGTTATGGAACTCAAACAAGAATATGAAAGAGAAAATAATTTTAAATACGACTATGTTATTCGTCTTCGTACTGATTTTTTAATGGTTTCTAATTTTGGAAATATTGAAAATTATGATAATACTAAATTACACGTTAGCTCTTATGATTCAACTGATTTAATAAATCAATATAAACCCGGAACTTGGATCCAAGATCTTGGAATAGATAAAAGATATATTGTAGATATTTTTGCAATAGGTGGATCTGAAGTTATGGATAAATTTGCCAAGGTATATGATAACATACCTGTTATGATAGAATCTGGATATCCAATGCATTCGTCGGATGTACTAATTGGATATAACGTTTTTATTATTGAAAAAATTCCTGTTCGTAGACATAGTAGTTGGGCTTATAAAATATATCCAAATACAGAAGTTTATTATGATGGAAATCATCAACATATAAATTCTGGAATAGTTAATTGGAATAATAAAGTTTGGTTTGATTACTGATGAAATACATTGTAGATATTGATGGAACTATTTGCAGTTCAGTTTCTAATGGAAAATATGAAGATGCTATTCCAATCTCTGACAGAATTGGTAAAATAAATAAATTATACGATGAAGGACACATAATCGTATATCTAACAGCCAGAGGTATGGGTCGGTACAATGATAATTCAGATCTAGCAGAACAAGATTTTTATAATTTTACTGCAGATCAATTAGAAAAGTGGGGATGTAAATATACTAAACTTATGTTAGGTAAACCTTCTGGTGACTATTACATAGACGATAAGGGTATTAATTCAAATGACTTCTTCGGAAATTAAATTTGTCTCCAAAGGATGGGGATTTGAAAAGTGGATTGTTAATTGTGAAGAATATTGCGGAAAACTTCTTTTTATTGCTAAAGATAAAAAGTGTTCTTGGCATTTTCATAAACTTAAAGATGAAGTTTTTTACGTTCAAAGTGGAAAAATTGCAGTAAAATATTCTGATGATGATAATATTGAAAATGCAAAAATTGTAGTATTATGTAGGGGAGATAATTTTCATGTTTATCGTGGATTGCGGCATCAAATGATCGCAATTGAAGATACTGAACTATTTGAATTTTCCACTCAACATTTTGATGAAGATAGTTATAGAATTGAGGTTGGTGACTAATGGCAATTGGATATAATAGATTGGGATCCAATGGAAGGCTTGGTAATCAAATGTTCCAATATGCTGCTCTTCGCGGAATCGCTGATAATAAAAAATATCAGTGGTTAATACCGGAACCAAAAAGTTATGGAACTGGCAATTATGGATTATTTGATTGTTTTGAAATGATCGGAGTAACCGAACAAAATTTTGGATTTATAGACGGACAATCAGTACAAACCGGTTGTTTTCATTTTAGTAAGGAATTTTTTGATAACTGTCCTGATAATGTTAATCTCCACGACTATTTTCAGAGTGAGAAATATTTTGAAAATATTTCAGATTTAATTCGTAAAGATTTTGCATTTAAAAAAGAAATTGCTGATCCTTGTTTGGAAGTTATAGGTGAATTAAAAAATCCTATTTTTGTTCATATAAGAAGAGGTGATTATGTCAATCAACCTGACTATCATCCCGTATGTCCATTATCTTATTATGAAAAATCATTAGAATTATTTGATAAGGATTCTCCAGTTCTCGTATTTTCAGATGATCTTGATTGGTGTCGTGAAAATTTTAGAGATGATAGATTTTTAATACCTACAGAAAATCCAATTTATAATCATTTATCCGAGACAAATGATGGGAGGGTGAAATCTTTCATTCCATACTACGATCTTTGTATGATGTCTATGTGTAGTGGAGGAATAATTGCCAATAGTTCAATGAGTTGGTGGGGAGCTTGGTTAATTAAAAATCCTACTCAACCAATCGTTGCTCCTAATCCTTGGTTTGGTAAAAAATATAGTCACTTTAATATGGAAGATTTAATACCAAGTAGGTGGATAATTAACGATGTATGATTTAACATTTCTTATTCCTATTAGGATAGAAACCGAAGATAGATTGAGAAATATTATTTCTTCTGTTTCTTACTTACTTAAACATATTCCGTCAAAAGTATTGGTAAAAGAAGTTTCACTTCATCCAACTTTTGAATATAAAGCAGTTCCCGAAATTAAAAAATATGTAGACACTTCAAATCTTATCTACTTATTTGAGGAATCTAAAGAACCTTTATTCTGTAAGAGTAAGGTTTTAAATGATCTTATTGTTACATCAAATACAAAAGTCGTTGCAAATTATGATGCAGATTGCATTCTTCCCATAGATTCTTATTATCAAGCATATGATCTCATTAATAGTGATAGATTAGATGTGGTTTATCCATATGGATGTGGAGTATATCAATGGAAAGCAACTTATAATGATGAAATTTATAAAAAATTTGTTAACACTCTAGATCTTTCTATTTTGGATGAAAATAAATCTCTTTCTAATTCTACAATTGGTTGGACTCAGTTTGTGAACAGAAAAAAATATATTGATTCTTATATGATGAATGAAAATTTTGTTTCTTGGGGATGTGAAGATGATGAATTTTATTATCGTATGTCTGTTCTGGGAAACCGTATTGGGAGAATTGATAACTATGTTTATCACTTAGAACATTCAAGAACTCATAATTCTTGGTTTAGTAACCCAAATTTTAACAATAACTATCAGTTGTGGAATAAAATAAAAATATTTGATAAAAAACAATTGATGGATTATTATACCAACCAAGAATACTTCAAAAAAAGAATGAGTGAATTAAACAAATGAAAATTACTATTTTAGGATCTAGTGGGCAAATTGGTGCCTATCTTACAGATTATATGCGTCAAAGGGGACATTATGTTTATGAATTTGATATCATAAACAATCCACATGAAGATATGACCCTTATTCCTAATTCTCTATTAGAAGAGAGAATTGAAGATTCTGATTTTGTATTTTTCTTAGCATTTGATGTTGGAGGTTCTCGTTATCTTAAAAAATATCAGCATACATTTCAGTTCATCAATAACAATACTCGCTTGATGACCAATGCTTTTGGTCTCCTTCAAAAATATAATAAGAGATTTGTTTTTGCATCATCTCAGATGAGTAATATGAGTTATTCTCCATATGGAGTTCTTAAAAATGTTGGAGAACTTTATACAAAATCTCTAAATGGTCTTATTGTTAAGTTTTGGAATGTTTATGGAGTAGAAAAAGATCATGAAAAGTCCCACGTAATTACTGATTTTATTAGAAAGGGATTTGAGACGGGTATAATTGATATGCTTACTGATGGTCAGGAAGAAAGAGAGTTTTTATATGCTGAAGATTGCTGTGAAGCATTAGAGATTATAATGAATAATTATTCTGATTTCACATGTGAAGATAATCTCCATATAACCAGTTTTAATTCTACAAGAATTATTGATATTGCTAATATGATTGTTGGTCAATTCAATTTGATTGGTAAATATAACGTTATAACTAAACCTTCTTTAGAGAAAGATAGTGTTCAAATGGATAAGAGAAACAAACCAGACACATATATTACTAAATGGTGGTTACCAAAAACTACTATACAGCAGGGAATTCAAAATGTATTTGAGGAAATGAAGAATGCTTGGGTTTAATCATATAGCAACAATGGGACGTTTGGGAAATCAAATGTTCCAACATGCTGCTATAAAAGGAATTGCTAGAAAAATAGGGACAAATTATTGCATCCCTCCTGATAACAGACCAGATTTTCAAATTGATAATTATGGTTTATTTGAAGCTTTTCATATGAAAAATGTTGACTCAGTGCAATTTTTGAACAATGGAAATGCACCAGTGGTCCAGGAAAAACATTTTCATTTTGACGAAGATCTTTTTAATTTATGCCCAGATCATGTGAGTTTGTGTGGATTTTTTCAAACTGAAAAATACTTCAAGCATGTTGAAGATGAAATAAGAGAAGATTATACTTTTAAGGATGAGTGGTTGAATCCTTGTAAAGAATTTATGTCTCAGTTTGGAGAACAGGAAGTTGCTTTTTTGCACGTTAGACGAGGAGATCCAAATCTTGTAGATAAAAGAGGTTTTAAGTGGGCATATGTAAATTGTTCCGATCAACATCCGGTTCAACCTCTGGAATATTATGAGAGGGCAATAAAGCATATTCCTGACAATATTCCTATTTTGGTTTTTTCCGATTCTATTGAATGGGTCAAAGAACAAGAATTTTTTAGTGATGATAGATTTATGTTTTCTGAACCAGAAGATAAGTATGATGATGGTGCTTTAGTTCCTTATGTTGATCTATGTTTGATGTCATTATGTTCTCATGCTATAATTGCAAACAGTTCTCTTTCTTGGTGGGGAGCATGGCTACAAAAAAATCCAAATAAAATTGTTGTTGCACCTCAATTGTGGTTTGGACCTGCATATTCCCAGCATAATACGAAAGATTTAGTTCCTTCAAATTGGATTAGAATTTAATAAAAATGGATAAAAATAAATCTGTATACAAACTTAAAGGTATTCCAAACATTTATTGGATTAATCTTGATGCAGATACTCATCGCCGCGAATATATGGAAACCCAATTTAAGTATTGGGAGATAGAAAATCACACACGTATTTCTGGTTATGATGGTAGAGTTGATGATGTTTCCTCTCATTTAAAGGGTAGAATACCTGATAATATAACTCAAAATGAATTGGGGTGCTGTATGTCACACCTTAAGGCAATCAGACATTTTTATGAAAATACAGATGATGACTATTGTTTAATTTTAGAGGACGATGTAAATTTAGATATTGCTAGGTATTGGAATTTTACCTGGACAGAATTTTTCTCACTTATTCCTTATGATTGGGATTGTGTGCAATTAACAACAATTTGTACCGGAGATATTCATGTCAAATTGCATTTAAAATTTATTAATGATTTTTCTGCGGCAATTTATCTAATTACTAGACATCATGCCTCCAAACTTATGAAGAATCATATTCGCGGAGATAAGTATAAATTGGATAATGGAGTAAAACCAAGAGCAGTTTCTGAAGATACTATTCTAGAAACTGGAAAGACATATACAATTCCATTATTTCTTTATAATTTAGAAATGGGATCTGCTATTCATACTGATCATCTTGATGTATTCCATAAAGCACCGCACGATGCTTTATTAAATTGGTGGCAACAGACAGGAGCACAGGTTAATATTAGAGAGTACATGAATTATGATCCATATCTTGGACGTATAACAGAAAACTCAGCGGCACATCAAGAAAATCCTTGACATCCTCCCAATGGAGTGTTAAGATAAATACGTTCTGGTGACGAAACCTCAATTACTTGTTGACTCACTGAATAAACGGAGTTATGTCGAAACTCCTTACATCCGCAGGTAAACTCTGCGAGAAAATATAGAGGTACTTATGTTTAAATCCGCTTTCGCAGCAACTCTTGCTGCAACTCCACTTGTCGCTGGTGCTGCGTTCGCAGAACCTTTTGGTCAATATGGACCTTATGTGGAATCTCAAGTTACCAGCATTACTCAGTTCTCTGATGTCCGTCCTACCGATTGGGCATATCAGGCACTCAACAACCTTGTAGAGCGTTATGGTTGTGTTGCTGGTTATCCTAACGGCACCTATGGTGGTGGTCAGTCAATGACCCGTTATGAGGCAGCTGCTCTTCTGAATGCTTGCCTGGATCGTGTGACTGAAGTTACCGATGAACTGAAGCGTCTTCAAACTGAATTTGCTGCTGAACTGGCAGTTATCCGTGGTCGTGTAGATAAACTGGAAGCTCAAGTTGGACAACTGGAGGCAACTCAGTTCTCCACTACTACTAAACTTCGTGGTGAGGCTATCTTTGTTCTGGGTGGAGTTCCTGGACTTGAAACTAATGACGGTGGAAACGTTGGCGACACTGCATTTAATTATGATGTCCGTTTGAACTTTGACACCTCGTTCACTGGTAAGGACCTGCTCCGTACTCGTCTGCGTTCTTCTAACTTCAGCACCGATCCCTTCGCTTCGTCGGGTTCTCTGTTTAAACTGGACAAGGCAGACAACACTTCTAGCGAAGTTGGCGATAACGTAGTTATTGATCGTCTGTACTATCAGTTCCCTGTGTTTAACGACACTACCACCATCACCGCTGGTGCTAAGGTCCGTAACACTGAAATCGCTTGGGTTCCTTCTGCTTATAAGTCGGAAATCCTTGATTTCTTTGCTACTGCTGGTACTCCTGGTGTTTATAATAAGGCAACTGGTGCTGGTTTTGGTATCCAGTATGCTGGTAACGGTGGATTTGTTGCTGGTCTGAACTATGTTGCTCAGGATGGCGATAACTCTTCTACTGGCGTCTTCAATGAAGATGGTGCCCTGAACCTGCTGGGTCAAGTCGGTTATCGTGGTAAGAACTGGGGTGTTGGTGTTGGATACCGTTATGGTACTGAAGGCACACGTCCTCGTTCCTACAACGGTCTCCTGGGCGCTACTGGTACTCTTGTAGACGGTCAGACCTCTAATGGTCTTGCGGTCAACGCTTACTGGCAGCCCGAACAATCTGGTTGGATTCCTTCAATCAGTGCTGGTTATGGTTACAACTGGGTTAACGGCACCACTGGTGTCACCGATGCAACCGATAGTCAGTCCTGGATGGCTGGTCTTCAGTGGAGCGATGTCTTCCTGAAGGGCAACTCTGCTGGTGTTGCTGTGGGTCAAGCACCTACTGCTGATACCAAAGGTGTAGATGACGCTACTCTTGTTGAAATCTTCTACAAGTTCCAAGTGTCGGACAACATCAGCATCACTCCTGCTCTGTTCTACGTTGATAACAATCAGCGTTATCAGGACTCTGATAAGTGGGGTGGTGTAATCCAGACCAAGTTCACTTTCTGATAAAACACTCATAGGTTGAGTGGAAGCACCCCTTTCTGGGGTGCTTTTTAATTATACATACTAAGAATAATAATTTTTATATGAACTACGAAATTAAAGATATTGGACTTGCTGAACTTGGTAAGCAAAGAATTGAATGGGCAGGTAGAGAGATGCCCGTTCTTCGTCAAATTCAAGAAAGATTTGTAGAAGAGAAACCTCTTGAGGGTATTCGTTTAGTTTCTTGCAATCACGTTACAACAGAAACCGCACATCTTTGCATTGCACTTAAAAATGCTGGTGCAGATTCTATGTTGATTGCGAGTAATCCTCTTTCAACTCAGGATGATGTTGCTGCAGCACTTGTAAAATACTGGGATATTCCTGTATTTGCTATCAAAGGAGAAGATAGTGACACTTATATTAGACATATTAATACCGCTCTCGATCATCGTCCTAATATTATTATTGATGATGGATCTGATGTTGTAGCAACTTTGATTAAACAACGTCCAGAACAGATTGGTGATTTGATTGGAACGACTGAAGAAACTACCACTGGTATTGTTCGTCTTCGTGCTATGATAAATGATGGCGTTTTAAAGCATCCTGCGATTAACGTAAATGACTCCCAAACCAAACATTTTTTTGATAATCGGTACGGCACTGGTCAATCTACTCTTGACGGCATTATTCGTGCAACTAACATTCTTCTTGCTGGAAAAACTGTCGTTGTTGTTGGATTCGGTTGGTGTGGTAAAGGAGTTGCTCTTCGCGCCAAAGGGATGGGAGCAAACGTGGTCGTCACTGAAGTTGATCCCGTAAAAGCAATTGAAGCTGCTATGGAAGGATATAGAGTTCTTCCTATGGGTCATGCTGTAAGTGTTGGTGATATCTTTATTACTGTAACTGGCAATAAGCATGTAATCACTTATGATAATCTTAAGTGGATGAAGAATGGTGCTATTGTTTGCAACTCTGGTCACTTTGATAATGAGATTGATATTAAGACACTTGAGGAGAACTCAGTGGAAATTACTGAGGTTCGTCCATTTGTTAAGAAGTACACGACCAATAATAAAAATGAAGTCGTTGTAATTGCTGATGGACGCCTTGTAAATCTTGGTGCTGCTGAAGGACATCCTTCCGCAGTTATGGATATGAGTTTTGCAAACCAAGCACTTGCTGTGGAGTATCTTGTTCAAAATAAAGGTAAACTTGAACCTGGAATTTATCCAGTACCTGAAGAAAAGGATGCTGAGATTGCAAAACTTAAACTTGAAGCAATGAATATTGTGATTGATAAACTTACAGAAGAACAAATTCAATATATGAATTCTTGGTGTGAGGGAACTTGAACCTTAACCAAATCTTAGTGGACTTTAAGATTTGGTTCCAGTATTATTAGTCACGTAGTTATTCACTTTTTATGAAACTCAAAAACTTTATTGCTATTGGTCTGGTTGCCTCTCCTGTTGCGGCATTTGCTGGACCCGCTTTGAATGGTGCTGGTGCTACTTTCCCTGCACCGATTTATCAACGATGGTTCCAAGATTATGCACGAACTTCTGGGAGTAGGGTTAATTATCAGTCCGTTGGTTCTGGTGCTGGTGTTCGTCAATACATTGCGGGAACAGTTGACTTCGGAGCATCCGATGAAGCAATCACCGCAGCAGAAGCAGCAAGAGTGAAGCGTGGCGTCGTTCAAATCCCAATGGTGGGTGGAACGATTGCTGTTGCTTATAACAAACCTGGATGTTCTCTGAAACTCACACAGAAGCAAACTGTTGATGTCTTTGCTGGTCGTATCAAGGATTGGAAAGCACTTGGATGTGCTGCTGGTCCTATTCGTGTTGTTTATCGTTCTGATGGTTCTGGAACTACCTATGCCTTCACCAACTCTCTTGATGCCTTTGGTGGTTGGGGTCCTGGTGTAGCAAAGGCAGTTAAGTGGCCTACTGGTGTTGGTGGTAAAGGTAACGAAGGTGTTGCTGGAACCATCAAGAATACTCCTGGTTCTATCGGTTATGTAAACACTGGATTTGTTCGTGCAAACAAACTCCAAGCAGCAGCAATCCAAAACAAGGCAGGTAAGTTTGTTCTTCCTACTGCTGCTACTGGTGCTGCTGCTCTAAACAACATTACTCTAAATGCTAACCTTGCTGGTGAGAATCCCAATCCTTCTGGTGCAAATGCTTATCCCATTTCTACTCTGACTTGGATTCTTGCATATCGCACTGGTAACGGTGAGAAGGCAGATGATATTCGTGCTGCTCTGAAGTATGCTCTGAGTGGTAAAGCACAGGGTATTGCCGATGACTTGGGTTATGTTCCTCTGAGTGGTTCTGTTCTCAACCGAGCACGACTTGCTGTTGAACGCATCGGTAAGTGATGAAACTCTGACAGTCAGGACGGGAAACCGTCTTGACTTTTCTTTACAATTCCTATATAATATTGTTGTAAATCGTTACAAAAGAAAATGACTGTAACTTCTAATGAGTACGGCCAACAAAATATGTGGGCAAAAGAACCCGTAATGTACTATCAGAACTACGGAATGCTGACCCCCAACCAAGTCAAGGAGAGAACTAATGGCCGTTGGGCTATGATGGGATTTGTTGCTGGTGTTATTTCTTATGCTATCACTGGCAACTTCTTCTTCGGTGTCTTCTGATGACTGAAACAATCTTCACCGTTACAGGAGTTGCTTTTTTAGTCCTCCTGAGTTATGCTGTTGAGAAGGTCGTAGAAACTTACTGATGAGTGCTAATATGTTGGGGCAGTTTGCTCTTGCCCTTGAAAAACTTGGATGGGATACCGATGATGAACTTTCTGTTGAAAT